GGATTACAGGCAGCAAAAGATATATCATCGGAGATTGAAATTGGGAAGCTCGAAGAAAATTACTTTAAGTCAACGGGCACTTGGCCCCCTACAAGTATCCCGTTCTGATCCTGTAATAGAGTCTATCGCAAAGGCTGTAGACCGAGGAATTGTTCGGCTTAATGAGCGAAGAGAGCGGCGGAAGTACCTGGGAGCGTCAAGTATTGGCGATGAGTGCAGCCGTAAAATTCAGTATCGTTACCTAAATTACCCTCAAGATGAGAACTCTGGCTTTAGCGCACAGACATTACGCATCTTTGAGTTTGGTCATGGTATCGAAGATTACGCAGCCAAGTGGATTAAAGATGCAGGCTTTGATCTCAGGACAGAAGACAAGATGGGAGAGCAGTTTGGTTTTTCAATCGCTGATGATGAAATCAAAGGACATATAGATGGGGTTATCTGTGATGGTCCTGTTGATATGGGCTACCCATCTTTATGGGAAAACAAGTCAGCGAAAGACAGCAAATGGAAAGCTTTTCAACGCATGGGTGTAGCAAAAGCCAATCCCACATATGCAACGCAGATCGCTCTGTATCAGGCTTACATGAATCTAACAGAATGCCCTGCATTGTTTACAGTCGTGAATAAAAATACGTCTGAAATATACTACGAATTAGTTCCTTTTGATAAGGAGTTGGCACAGGCAGCAAGTGATAAGGCAGTAAATATCTTGACTGCATCAAAAGCAGGTGACATTCTACCTCGCATAGCTCAGAGCAAAGATTTTTATCTTTGCAAGTTTTGTGAGTTTAGGGAGACTTGTTGGAAAGATGAATGTAATTAGGGGTCAGCACCGTGTCAATGCTAACCCCTTGAAGTGGTAAATACGAGTATGAGGACAATATAATGTCATTAAGAGTAGTTGGCAATACAATATATGGTAGCAATCAAAAAGATTTAGTCGCTGAGATTACGGAGAAAGTTCCTTCATATGTACAGATCGAAGCACTAAAGAATGCCTACCCAAACGGAAGAGTTGTTCGGAATGAGTTCTATCTTGGCTCATTGTCAGGTGAGGCAGGGCAATCTCTTAAAATAAACATTGATCCATCAAGCCCCAACTTTATGCGCGGCATGGATTTCAATAGTGGTGATGGGATCGGGGGTATATCCAAGATTCTAATGGAAGCTTACAGGTGGAAGATCACCGATGTAGCCGAACATTTCTCTACGTTCTTAGATCGTCCCCAGGCAGAAGCGCCAATTAATCCGATTAACCCGAACAAGTTACAGCAGCCCCAGGAAGAACAACCCGAACAAGTCAAGCAAAAGCGGGTCATTGACATCAATACACCGCACGATGGTGAGTATTTCTACTTATCAACTGATGGGGAAGTCCTCGTAACGGTACGAAGATATATCGAAAGAGATCCAACGGGTGAAATTGTTCGGGATACGGACGGGAATACGAAGAAAGAGTTCCGCCAGTTTCCTCGTTTACCTGAAACCAGACCGCTTTATAACCTCCCTGACATTGCGCAATCAGATCGCGTAATATGGGTAGAGGGTGAGAAGTGCGCAGATGAGCTAACAAAACAAGGATACACAGCTACTTGTACCATCGGTGGTGCAGGGATGCTATCTCGTAATACAAAAGACAAGTTTGATTTCTCTCCATTGCAAGGCAGAGAGCTAATCATATGGCCTGATAATGACGATGCAGGTAAGAAATTAGCTAGGATAGTTCAAGAACTGGCTCAGAATGCAGGTGCAAAATCAATCACCATGCTCGTGCCACCGAAGGGAAAGCCTAAGAAGTGGGATGCCGCAGATGCAATTGAAGAGGGATTTGATATTTCAAACTTTCTCAATGCGCCTACGCATAAGGTTAAAAAGGTATTATCTCTTAAAAACCAGAACTTGCTTATTACTCAACAGTTTGTTGGTTCGGCTCCAGAGCAAAAGTTTTTGATTGGAGATACAATACCGCTTGGGGTACCAGTGGTGTTTGCAGCCGCAGGGGATAGTGGTAAAGGCATGATGACGCTTGATCTAGCGATGAAGGTAGCATCAGGCGATGGTATGCAAAGCTCTTTCGGTGGTTTTGTTTCAAATCATGGCACATCAATAATTTTATCAGCAGAAGATGACAAAGATGAGATCCACAGACGGATCAGCAGGCTAGATCCCCTGAACAAACGTTCGGGTTATGAGCATGATTGTATCATTGTGCCGCTGCCGAACGAAGGCGGTGTGTTTCCAATTATGATGAAAGTAGACAATACATACGCAACATCACCAGAATTTGAAAAGATATACGAAGAAATGTTGGAGATTGAAGACCTTGCGTTAGTTGTTATTGATCCAATGGCATCATTTGTGCATGCAGATGTAAACGCTGATCCCGCCGCAGGTGCAGCATTCATGGGTTTGTTGGCTCAAATATCCACAGAGACAGGCGCAACAGTCATGGTAAACCACCATATGGCGAAGGTAAGCGACAATGACTTTATAGACTCGCCAGAGAAGGCTCGTAATAAAATTAGAGGTACGTCTGCGATTGTGGACGGTGTAAGATGCGCCTTCTCTGTATGGCAAGTGGATGAGCCTACAGCTAAGTCACGCTGTAAAGACTTACAAGTTCCATACACAAGAAACGCTGTGTTTGACGGTGCAGTGGTAAAAGCAAACGGTCCTGCAAATCGGGAGATAAGACACTTTATTCGTAACCCAGATACTGGTCTGTTAGAAGATAGAAGTATAGACATACGAAATTTTGCTATGTCTCAAGCCGTTCGGGAAAGAATAGAGTATGTCTTTAATTTTATTAGAATTCGAGAGGATCGCGGCATTCCTGTTACTAAGGGTGGTATGCATGATGGTATTTTTGATGCCATCAGAACAGCGCCAAATGATGACATAAACGCAGGAAACCTTAGAAATGCGGTAGGAGAAAGTACAATTAAAAAGGCTGTGACTACGTTGCAAAACGATGGACGTATTGACCAGTTTAAACGAAACAGAAGTGGGCCTCGTAAATGGCTTGGTGTTGTCGGGGGTCAATTAAATCAAGAGGAAGATATACTTGACTAGCTTGGGAAAGTATGGTATAAATCCCAATTACTCTAGAAAAAGGAAAGATTATGATTACAGTATTTGAAGATAACCAACCAACGTTACAAGAGGCGCAGAAGATTGTCGGGGGGTTAGTGGAGATGGTACATTCTCCATCAAAACCCGATTGGCAAATCTTGGTAAACGAAGAAGGACTGCTTGAAGGCTTGCCGTTCAACAAAGAAGCCACAGAATTATGCGGGACAGGTATTGTCGGACCCGCTATCGTTTTAAAAGGGGATGCTTTGTGGACGTAGAAACACAAACTTTAATTAAGCAGCTTAGAAGAAAGGCTCATCTGTTAGTTAATCACTCAGAACAGATGGGCTTTTTTAATATAAAACAACAAGGTGAAGAAATAGTAACATTGTTGGAAATGTTAGAAAGAAAAATCCAAAAATAGTAGTCGTGGGACAAGAAAAGAAACCCGCTTCAAAACCTGCCCCAGGCAAATAATACAGATATTTGTTCGGGTTATCAACCTGGGACAAAAAAAAGCGGGAATAAATCCCGCTAATTTTTTTCTTTATCTTCTTTAATTTGTTCGACTTTTTTTTCCCAAGGAGGTTTGGATAAACTAACGCTTTCTTTTTTAAAGTTTGCTAATTTACGTTTATAACCCATCCACTCCTTTTCTGCTTTAGTCCATTTTTCGTTGGTTCTATCTCTCATGGCCTCACTTTCGGCTTAACAAGTTTATTAGATGCAACCTCAGTTCCTTTGCAATGTATCAACACCGAATCATGTTGGCTTTCCATCATAAAATACATAGCTTCTTTGCTATAACTACAATCGTCATAGCTTTTAAATAGTATGTTGTGTGTTACCTGTTCGCCTTGAACAAAGTAACTTAACACCATGAACGTAAAATATTTAATCATCAATTCACTCCCATTCTTTTGTCTTCAGCCTCGTATTGAGCCTTCTCTAATCGGTCAATCCAGTTCTGCAAAGTCTGGTAATTAGAAAAACCAAGCAAGTCAGCAGCCTCAGATAAAGTTTTTGTTTTAGTCAATGCTCTCTCAATATAGTTACGCTTAACCCTCTCAAGCGCAGCGTTCATATCGAAATCATCGGGGTCATCAACAAACGAACCATCGGGCATGTCGCCATCTGGGTTAGCGTCACGCCATTCATCGTTCACGCCAATGTTGTGCCTGATTTCTTCCATAAACTCTCGTAAGTCAGTTTCGGTCTTAATACCGCCCAACCGCTCAAGTGTGTAATGCATACACATCGTATCATCTGCAATAGACATTATGCTACCTCCTTCCATTCTTTGTATAAATCTTTAACCAAACGCTTTGTCATATAACGTAAGGCTCTGTTATGCGCATGACCGTCTGTTTCAACTCTCTCACGCTCCATAATCTTACGCTTATCGTACACCATTCTGTATGGCCCTGCATTTTCTTCTTTGCCTTGAGCCTTGAGAAGACTGTCGCCAATTGTCCAAAATACCGCATGCCTTGAGGGGCTATAGCCGTGAACCAATGCCATTTCAGCATTGCTGTGCTTACGCTGTCGTTCTCCATCAATCACGGCAAGTCCTGCACGTTTATAAATACCGTCCAGTTCTTTCTCATAA